ATGAATAATGCTTCAAAAGACCACATAAAACATTATGATATAGCTTTAGAACCTATACTTAGACACTATCCTCATAAAGAATTATTAAGCGCTAGAACTAATTTGTTTACTAGAATGTCTAATAATTTTTCTTTTGAGAAACCTGATCCACACGGTGTTGGCTTGCATACAGATCATGGTAGCGAGTTTGATTACTTAACTATGATATATTATATTAATACAACAAATGGTGGAACTTATTTTGCTAATGGCGAAGGGTCTATACAGTCTATTAAGAATAGACTAGTGATTTTTGATGGCCATACATTTCATAGACATATTTACCAGACAGATGAAAAAGCCAGGGTGGCAACTAATATAAATATTATAGTATGACAAAACAAAACTCTTTACGAATTGTGAAGTTATCCGATGGTTCTGAATTGATAGGTAATATCAATCTAACAGATGAAGAATCACAATTCCTACGAATTACTGATCCACTAGAAATACTTTTAAACAGTAAAGCTATAGGTGTAGGTATGGTGGAAGACTTTACCTCGTTAAGACCTTGGATGCAATTTGCCAATGATAGTGTATTCTCTATACCAAAAGAAAGAATTATAACTATATGTAATGTGGCAGATGATATGAAATCTTATTATAGTGTCATAATAGAAAAAGTAAAACAAAGAGCTAAAATAAAAAAGACCCCTTTAACAGATGAAGATATTAAACGGGCTGCAGATTTGATTTCAGAAATGGGTCGTGAGGCTGACGATCTTATGCAAGAGGAGTTATCAGAGGAAGATTATAACACATACTTTCCAAGCAAGAAAACTTTACACTAATCTGAAGGGACCCACAAGGGTATTATAACAACGAAACCATATTATGTCAAGCAATAGTCCTAGTTTTATAGGAGAATATCAAATTTCAAAAAGTCTATGTGAAGAGATTATAGACTTCTATCACAATCAACCTTTTTATTCACCTCCTGGATTTGATTTTTATTCAAAACAAACTGGTAAAGTAGGAAACTCAATAAATAATGCTGTTAAACCTGAAGTAAAAAGCTCTACTGATATGGGCCTTGGCACTAATCTCATATATCAAGAAATCCCTAGCAGGGCAATTCCACATAGAAATATATTAATTAAATATTTACTAGAGTTAAATCCGTGTGTTGATGAATACTTAAAAGAATATCCAGACGCAGGTGAAAATCAATTTCAATTAGAAGAAAGTATTAATATACAACACTATGAGCCCGGTCAAGGGTTTATACAATATCATTGTGAACGATCAGGTCCTGAAAAACCAAATAACAATAGACATTTAGTTTTTATGACTTATTTAAATACTGTAAATGATGGTGGCGGTACTGAATTTAAATATCAGAATAAAATATACAAGGCTGAAGTAGGAAAAACTATTATATGGCCTACTGATTTTACACATACACATAGAGGTATAGCTTCAAATACAGAACATAAGTATATTATGACTGGATGGTATTCTTTTTGTCGTAATTTCTGGAAACCTAAACCTCTAGAGACAGATCAACTTATATTAGATTTAGGATTACCACCACTAGAAATTGAAATTATGGCTTGACCTTTATAGTTATCCATGTTATAATAGTGATATGTTTAAGAGAATAGTTAACATACTTTGGAAACAAAATCCAAAGACAGATATTACAAATTATCAAGAACCAGATCCAGATGAACTGTCTATTGATAACGCATACAAGACTAGGTGGATTTGGTACCATACATTTATGGCACTTGAATTATTAATTATAATTATGTTATTACTTGGAATCTTAATAACACTAGGAATTAAACTATGAAGAAGAAAAAAGTAACCCAACACTATGTAGATAATAAAAAGTTTCTTGAGGAGATGACTAAGTTTCGTACTAAAGTTATAAAGGCTAAAGACTCTAATAGAAAAAGACCAATGGTAACTAATTATATTGGTGAGTGCTTTCTAAAGATTGCTAATCATTTAGCTTATAGACCTAATTTTATTAACTATACATTCAGAGACGATATGATATCAGATGGTATAGAAAACTGTTTACAGTATATGGATAATTTTAATCCTGAAAAATCTAAGAACCCATTTGCTTATTTTACACAAATTATATACTATGCTTTTATAAGAAGAATACAAAAAGAAAAGAAACAAGTTTTAGTTAAACAAAAGATTATTCAAAACGCAGATACTGAATCGTTCTTAACACAATTAGACGGAGACGATACCCAATATAAAAATCAGATGATTGAATTTTTAAAAGCAAATCAAGGTAATGTGATTGAAGAACCTAAGACAAAGAAACAAAAGAAAAAAGAGAAACAGAAAAACTTAGAAAAGTTTATGTAATGAGTACACGACATAAAATATACTTATGTGGTTTAATTGCATTTATATTCTTTGTATATTCAGTACACACTAGTTTATGAAAATAGCACTACTTAATGATTCACACTTCGGTGCCCGAGGCGATAGTGAGGTCTTTGATGATTACATTCATAAGTTTATGGAAGATATATTTTTTCCATACCTTAAAGAACATAATATCACGACACTAATACACTTAGGCGATATCTTAGATAGACGAAAGTTTATCAATTTCAAGACAGCCCACAACTTTCGTAAAAAGTTTATGATGAAACTATGGGAAGAAAAGATTGATACACATATTATACTAGGTAATCACGATACATATTTTAGAAGTACAAACGAAGTCAATGGTCCTGAAGAACTATGTACTACACCAGATGGTAAACATGAGCCATGGATATACTCTAAGACAACTGAAGTCGAATTTGATGGTATGAAAGCATTGTTTATACCTTGGATCAATCCAGAAAATGAAACAGAAACATTTGATCTAGTGAATTCTACAAAGGCTGATATCGCATTTGGTCATCTAGATATTAATGGTTTTGAAATGCACGCTGGTATGGTTGAAGCACACGGTCACGATAAGTCTTTATTTTCTAAATTTGAAAAAGTTATGTCAGGACACTTTCATAAGAAATCAGACGATGGCAGAATATTTTATTTAGGCAGTCAGTATGAATTAACTTGGTCAGATTATAATGATCCTAAACATTTTCATATATGGGATACAGATACTAGAGAACTAACACCTATTAGAAATCCATATACAATTTATGATAAGTTATTTTATAATGATAGAGAAACAAACTATGATGAGTATGATATAACTCCTCATATAGATAAACATTTAAAACTTATTGTAGTTAATAAAACTAATCCTGAAATGTTAGATAGGCTACTTGATAGATTTTATAAAGTTAATATGCATGAATTAAAGATCATTGAGGATTATAGTGATCTAGACGCTGGTAATGTATCAGATGATATCATTGAAAGAAGTGAAGATACAATTACATTGGTTGATAATTTTGTTGAGGCATTACCAATAGATTTAGATAAAGATAGATTAAAAACTATTATAAGAGAATCATATGTAGAGGCAAGTGATAGTGATAGAAACTTTAAAACAGAGGTATAAGGTAATATATGCAGACCCACCCTGGTACTTTAAATCGTATTCTAAGAAAGGTGAAGGTAGAAATGCTACTCAACACTATAATTGTATGTCGATTGATGATATTTGTCGCATTGATATTTCTAGAGTTGCTGCTGATGACTGCGTTCTTCTTATGTGGGTTACTGATCCATGTCTATTGGATGCCTTTAAGGTTATTCAATCTTGGGGTTTCACTTATAAAACGGTAGGGTTCACCTGGATCAAGACGAACCAAAAGTCGTTAGGTTATTTTACAGGTATGGGATACTGGACAAGATCAAATCCTGAAATGTGTTTACTCGCAACAAGGGGTAAACCGAAAAGACTAAATAAATCTACTAGACAATTAGTAGTATCTGAGCGAAGAGAACATAGTCGAAAGCCAGATGAGATGTATGGATACATAGAGAATATGTTAGAGGGACCATACTTAGAAATGTTTGCAAGAAATACAAGACAAGGGTGGGATAATTTTGGTAATGAGGTAAATAAATTTGATTGAATTTAAAATAGTAAGATATAAAAACTTTTTAAGCACAGGTCAACAATTCATAGAGGTACCCCTAGATAAAGGTGGTACTACACTAGTCATAGGTGATAATGGGTCTGGTAAGTCCACAATGTTAGACGCCTTATGTTTTGGTCTTTTCAATAGACCATTTAGAGATATCAAAAAAGATCAGTTAGTCAACTCTATAAATGAGAAAGACTGTATTGTAGAGATAGAATTTAATATAGGTTCTAACAAATACAAGATAATTAGAGGTATCAAACCTAATAAATTTGAAATCTGGTGTAATGATAAGATGTTAAATCAAGACGCCGCTGCCAAAGACTATCAAAAACATTTAGAAGATAACATACTAAGATTAAACTTTAGATCATTTACACAAGTTGTAATTCTAGGTAGTTCTAGTTTTGTGCCGTTTATGAGACTACAACCGAGATGGCGAAGAATGGTTGTTGAAGAGATATTAGATATAGAAATCTTTACAAGAATGAATTTTCTGTTAAGAGAGAAAAATAAAAACAAAGATGAAGAGATAAGAAGTGCTGACTTTTCAGTCAATCTATTTGAAGAAAAGATATTAGATCAAGATAAACACATACAAGACTTACAGTATAAAAATAAACAATCAATAGAAGGTAAACAGTCAACAATAGAAAAAGAAGAAGCAGGCAGACAACAATATGTAGAAGATATTAAAGACTTAGAACGAGAGATATCACAATTAAGAGATAAGATATTAGATGAAACAGATGTAAAAAATAAACATATGAAGTTTCATCAATTAGAGGCAAAACTAGAAAGTAATTGTAATAAACATAAAACCATGTTGAAGTTTTTTGAGGATAATGATGAATGTCCTACTTGTAAACAAACAATAGATGAGGCGTTTAAAACTGAACAGATAGAAAATAGAAAAGAAAAATTAGGTGAGATTGAAAAAGGTATGTCTGAAATGAGTAGTAGTATTGAGAAAATAGAAGCAAGAATGAAAACTATTCAAGATACAGTTATTGCTATACGAGAAAAAGAAATGTTAATCGAAAGATACAAAACATCTATTGAAAGTATAGACAGATATATTAAAACAATTAGTAATGATATAGACACTTTAAGAGATGAGAAAGAATCTACTGGTGAAGCAAAAGGTGTGCTTAAACAATTAAAATCGTCTTTCGCTGAGGCAGAAAAGAATAAGATAAAATTAAAAGAAGAGAAGTTATATCTAGAAACTGCCAGAGAGTTAATGACTGATACAGGTATTAAGACAAAGATCATTAAACAGTACCTACCTATTATGAATCAGATCATAAACAAGAACCTTCAGAATTTAGATTTCTATGTTAACTTTACTTTAGACGCTGAATTTAATGAGACAATTAAATCCAGATATAGAGATAACTTTAACTATAATAATTTTAGTGAAGGTGAAAAACTAAGAATTGATCTATCAGTTTTATTTACTTGGCGTGAAATTGCCAAGATTAAAAACTCTACTAACACAAACCTACTTGTACTAGACGAGGTGTTAGATAGTTCACTTGATTCGTCTGGTACCGAAGAGTTTATGAAGATTATAAATTCTTTAAGTAATGAAAATGTCTTTGTTATATCCCATAAAGGTGATATACTAGTTGACAAATTTACCCAAGTAATACGATATGAAAAATATAAAAACTTTACTAGGGTTGCATAAGGAGAAATTATGAAAATAGCGATTACAGGACACACTAAAGGTATTGGTAGAGCAATCAAAGACCTTTTAGAAAAAGATGGACACGAATTAGTCGGTGCAAGTACAAGCACAGGTGTTAATGTGATGAGGACTAAGAGTGTTATTAACTGGTTGACTAAAGAAGATCCAGATATATTCATCAATAATGTCTATGCACCAGACTCACAATGTCATATACTATATCAGTTATACGAATTGTGGCAATATGAAGAGAAACATATAATTAATTTAGGTTCAACATCAGGTGAATCACATATGAATTTTCAAGAGATGGGATATAATAAACACTGGACACCATATGTAAGTGATAAAGCAAGACTAGACTTTGCTTGTCAATATCTATCAGAAAGATTTAATGAAGATCATAGATGTAAAGTGACCAATGTTGCCGCTGGTTTTGTTGATACACAAGCAGTAGCGATGTTTAAACCCTTTATTAAATCATACTGTTTTATGCAACCAGAAGATGTTGCTAATATTGTTAAATGGGTAGTTGATACACCGAAACATTTACAGATTAGAAAAGTATCATTCAATACAGGCAATAGTCATATACCTGTACGAAGAGACAGAACTTATGAAACAAGAGCAAAAAAAGTAGATGGTGTTCAATACGGCACTAATATAACCGAAACTTGGGATAGTAAAGAAAAATGAGTAAACACTTTTTAGTAGCACCAGATCAAGAGATAGTAAATAAGAAACTACCTTTATTTACAGATAATCTATTAGGTGATGATAGTAGAAAAGATATAGCAGACGCCTTAGAAAAAGAAATGATAAAGTATGGTGGTATAGGTTTATCTGCTAATCAAATAGGTTTGCCGTTTCGTATGTTTGTTATGGGTGGACATCCACAGATAGAAGAAGGTAAAGTAAGACAATGTTGGAATCCTGAAATCACCGAAGTAAGTGAGGAGATGATAGAGATGAAAGAGGGTTGTTTAACTTTTCCTTTTCTATTTCTACCTATAAAAAGACCGCATTATGTCAAAGTTAAATATGAAAACAATGATAAAGAGATTGTAGAAGAATATCTGCACGATTTACCTGCTCGTGTATTTCAACACGAATTTGACCATATGGAAGGTGTGTTGTTTACAAGTTTAGTAAGTAAAGAGAAATTAAAGTATTACGAAAAGAAAAGAAAAAAAGAAATTAAAAAGGCAAAGAATGGCACTAGGAATAAATCCGGGAATTAGAGAACTAAAGATTAATCCTGTTAACATAGATTTATCTAAAACACTTAATCATCTTGAGGCGTTAGGTTGGACCGAAGTTAATACTCGTAGTACTAAAGACGGTCAATGGGGTATGTTATCATTGAGAGGTTATTCTAGCGATCCTAGAAAGGCAGGCAAACCTGCCGAAGAGTGTGCTCCTAGACTTGCAAATGATGGTGAAGTTGTATTTACAGGACCTAATGTTGCATTAAGTAAAGAGTTTGTTAAAGAAAAAGTTTATGATGGTTATGAATTTGAGGTAGAGTATCTACACGAAGGCGGTGAATTACAAAATTGCTCTATCCGATACGGTGATGTTTTTAATATCATAGAAGATATATTAGAACCATTACCTTGCGAATTTCAACGAATACGATTCGCTAAACTAGAAGCGGGTGCTTTTTTAGAACCGCATACTGACGCTATAGATCAATCGTTTGGGTTGAATGACGGTTCTATTGCTCGTATTGCTGTGCCTTTAAAAACAAACCCTGGTGCCACATTCAGTTCCTTTCCTCAAGGACCTGAAGGTGCCGAAAGAAAAATACATTTAAAACTAGGTCATTATTACTATACAGATGTTAAAGGTTGGCATTGTATAAACAACACAGGTAACGAAGATAGAATACACCTACTTATAGACTGTATATCTAACAAAGATATAAGAAGATTAATATTACAATGAATAAAAAAGTTGACGGCATAACATATAGTATAGTTCCCAATACAGCGGGATTTAAAGAAATGAACTATACAGTAGAAACAAAAATGGGCATGCCATTTATGGATCCCATATCTGAAGATATACTAAAACCTATTGTAGAATATATTACAGATCCTCAAGCATGGTATCATACCTTTCCTGTTATAATAAAAAGTCCATCGTGGACTAGATTATATGATGATGTAATACTTAAACCTATAATAGAAATTGTTATGGGATTTAATAATCAATCTAGAGTTAAGAGTGCCTCAATAGAAAGAATGCCGGCAGAAACAGAAATATTTAGATACAAAGAGACTAACCCAGGGTGGGGAGTTCTAGATGGTGAAACAGTTAGATTTAGAATGCCATTGAGAACTAATAAATTGGTAAAATATTTTATTTGGGATCATAATGAGTTTAAATATGAACATCAAATGCAAGTTGGTAAATTTTATTATACCGATATCACAAAATACCATAGTGAAGAAAACCTATCAGATACAGACAGTATCTATCTACAATTAGATTGTGAAGTTAATAATACCATTAGAAGAGCAATCTGTTGACTTTTATTTCAATCCGTGTTATAATGATATGATGAAACCACAAGTATATATTGAGAGTTGTATCGAGACTCTTAACAGAGATATAAAGTATGACTATGTTTTGTGTTCACCGCCAGACTTTGATGAACTAGGTGAAGAGAAAGATTTAAACTATTCGAACTTTGTTGATACTTGGGCACCGCTACTTAATCCGATTGGTAATTTTGTTAGTATTTGCATATCAGATAGAAAATATAATGGTGAAATACTATCAAAGCATAGTCAAGTGATAGATAGTTTTAAGAAACTAGATTATAAATTACATACACATAAACTGTGGATTAAAGGTCTAGGGGCAAATATGTTTCGTATGAATTATCAACATCTACTAACATTCAGTAGAAACGGACAAAAGAGAAAGGTAAATAAAGAATTATTACCAGACTGTTTTGTAAATAAACATACTAACTATGAAAAATACACATATGGTATGCCGACTAAGATAGTAGAATTATTAATAGACACATATACAGATGAAGGTAATACAGTTTACGATCCTTTCATGGGATCAGGAACTACTGCCGAAGCAAGTTTAAACACAAATAGAAAGTGGATTGGTTCAGAGATCAATCCAGATTATGCAGACTTATGCCTGAAGAGAACAGCACTTCTTTAAAAGAAGCACACGATTTAATTAAAGAGAAAGGTTTCCCATACTATCCTAAAGATAGAGCATGGCGAGAGAACATCTTTAATCAATTAGTAAACTTTAGACGAGATACACTTATAGATAGAAAGACTAAGATTATAGGTCAATCACCACACGGTTTAAATCTTGCTTGGTCATTTATGGAACACGCTTGGGGTATCAAGTGTGGTAAGATGAAAACACCTATGGAGATATGGGATGATGAAGAACATCTAAGTAAAGGTATTAATAAGATACTTACAGGCACATTCTTTAAACAAAAACCAGCACATAATATTACAGACTCGGATATGCGGTCTATGTTGAGACGCTATACAGGTACTCAAATGGTATCTAATTTCAGACCTACTGCCGCTGCTGCCTTATATGATATCTTTGTTGAGAAAGACAGTCCTCTTGAAGGTACAGAAGCAGGTACTGTATGGGATCCTAGTATGGGTTATGGGGGTAGATTATTAGGTGCTATCGCCGCAGGTGTAAACTATATTGGTACTGATCCTTGTATACCTACATATGATGGTTTAAAACAGATATGTAATCAATATGGTCATAGTCATAAAAAATATACACTACTAAGACAAGGTAGTGAAACTTTCCTACCTGAAAAGAATAGTATAGATTTTGTATTTACAAGTCCACCATACTTTGGTTGGGAAGCATATGGTGATGAACCAGAACAGTCGAGTATTAAATTCAATACTTCAGATATGTGGAAGGAACACTTCTTAAAGAAAACGATTGCTAATGCTTATGATGGTTTGAAACCTGGTAAATTCTTAGCACTTAATGTTGCAAACACCAAACAGTATAAGACCTTTGAAGAGGATACAGTTGACCTTGCCGTAGAGGTAGGGTTTAAACATACTGATACTTGGTGGTTATCGTTATCTACTCAACAAGGTGGTAGTGCTGTAGCAACACTTGATGGTGTTGAAGAGACTAAACAGAAACAAAGATATATGGGTCGATATGAAAGACCTGATATCTCTGGTAGAAAATATGAACCCACCTTTATCTTTCAAAAACCTATGTCAAAATGACATACATTATCTTCCGAATCTGGTCTGTATAGAATCTATATAGATTATGAAATCAAAAAAAGAAACAATCATTGAGAAGTATAGACTAGATACCTGGTCATTTATAGTCTTTATGATTATCGTATTTATCATAGCACATATATAATAATTGTGTTAGTTTTGGTGAAAATAGGGGGGTACTGGAGTATCAGACGCCCTAGAATCGTCAATCCTCGTTCATCCTAGGGCGTTTATTTTTACTTAATTTCGATGGTTTTAGGTTTTTTCTCTTCAGGAACGATTTTCTGCAAATCCACAGATAACATTCCATTCTCTAGTTTAGCACCCTTTACAATCACATCATCAGCAATACTGAACGATCTGGTAAACTGACGCTTAGAGATTCCTTGATACAAGATACCATCATTATCTTGTACTTCCTTTTCATCCTTAGATATATTAGATTTAATAATCAAAGAATTTTCATCAGGTTTATGTTCAACCTTAATGTCCTCTCTTGAGAAACCTGCCAATGCGATATCGACAGCCCAATTCTCCTCGTCAATTTTTCTAATATTGTATGGGGGATAGTTGTTGTTTGGTACGGTTCGTAAATAGTCGAGATTATCGAAGATATTATCGAAACCTATTGTGTGAGGTCTGAAATCAGACCAAAATGATAGACTTTTGGTATTCATTATTTGTCTCCTTTCCAAAAGCGAGTTAATATACAGACCCGAATCGGCGTCCGTATAGTATATATATAAGAATTATTCCCCAAAAATCAAGTAAAAAGTGTGATATATTTGCAACACTTTTCAATAAATATTTTTTATCGTTTAAAATCAATAGGATAAAATGTACTATTTGGTGAAATAGTGCTTGTTTTTAGTACCAATTAGTGTATAATAAAGACATATGAAAAAGAAATATACTATAAATCAAGAATCAAAGTCATATCTTGCAAACCTACTTGCTACAGAAAGACTAGAAGTTCAATACAGAAAAACACAGACTGCTAGTTTTGATGTAAAAAATCGTGTCTTAACTATTCCTATCTGGAAAAAAGACTTATCTGAACCAGTCACCGATCTATTCGTATCTCACGAAGTCGGTCATGCTTTATATACACCAATGTCTTTATTGTTTAAAGCAAAAAAACTTAAAATCAACCATTCAATAGTTAATGTTGTTGAGGATGCTCGTATCGAAAAACTAATCAAAAGAAAATACAACGGTCTAAGACAAACCTACATTCGTGGTTATAGAGAGTTGATCGCTAACAATTTCTTCGGTACTAAAGATAAAGATATCAACGAGTACTTATTAATTGACAGACTTAATATTCATTTCAAATCTTCTCATGTATCTTCTAATGTAAAATTTACAGACGAAGAAATGAAGTATGTTGAAATGATGGAAAACTTAGAGACTGTTCAAGATGTTATCAAAGTTTCAAAACTCTTACAAGAATATTGTAACCAAGAAAAAGAAGAAACAGGTAGAGAACAAGAAATCAATTTTGACGATCACGAATACGAAGAAGTTGATCCTTCAGAATTGACTGATGAAGAAAAACAATCAGCAGAAGATTCAAATTCTTCACAAGAAGAAGAGACTGAAGAAAATGATGATGAAAATAGTTCTCAATCTAAAGAAACAAAATCAGATGATGAAATAAAATCTGAAGATGATAGTAAAGATGAAGTAAACGCTGGTATTGCCGGTGATAATAATACTAATGCGATATCTGAAACTGATGTTGCTTGGGAACAGAAACGAAATCAAATTTTAGATAACGAAGCAGTTGACAACGAATATTGTACAATTCACAGTTTCCCAAATACTGAAGATTACATTTCAGATTATAAAGAAGTTCTTAATGACTTCAGAAAATTACATAGAGACAGAATGACAAAGTCAAAAAAGACTGATCCATATGATTACTCTAAACAAGAATATACAGATTATGAAACAAGATATGCTGCTAGTCTAGTTTCTGCTAAATCAGAATACAGAAAGTTTGCTAAGAGATCACTTAAAACAGTTATGTATCTTGTAAAAGAATTTGAAATGAAGAAGTCTGCCGCCTTATATGCTCGTGCTACTACAGCGAGAACCGGTGTTGTTGACCCTCTTAAATTACATTCTTACAAATACGCTGATGATATCTTCAAAAAGATATCAGTTGTTCCAGACGGCAAGAACCACGGATTGATGTTGTTGCTCGATTGGTCTGGATCTATGTATGATAAAATTTTACCTACTGTCGAACAGTTGATTAACCTGACTATGTTCTGCCGTAAGATCAATGTTCCTTTTGAAGTATATGCTTTCACTAACAATAGTGAGAACGAATCTTATGACCAAGAGAAAAAAATTGCTTATAGACTTGGCGATGTAATGCTAGATGAGAGATTTAGACTTGTTAACTGGGCATCCTCAAGAATGAATAACAAAGATTTTGAAGAGAATATGTTTAATCTATATTCACTTGCTAGAAGATTTAATCAAAGAAATTCTAGATACTGGGAAGATAAAGATCCATTTGATATGCTACAACAACCGTATTCTTACCATATGAGTTCTACACCATTGAATGACGCTCTTATGATATTTCACAAATTAGTTCCTGCTTTCATTAAGAAGTATAGTATTGAAAAAATGAATACTGTATTATTGACTGACGGCCATTCAGATAGAGGTGCCGTGAGATATGATCCTACAACAAGAAGGCAAAGTTGGGGTAGAGATAGATCAAACTTAATTCTAAGTAGTAAAAAAACTAGAAAACAATATAAACTAAGTGGTAACGGATACCATTCTAGAGACTTGACTACTACATTGATTAAAAATCTAAGAGAAGAAACCGGTACTAAGATTGTGGGTTTCTATTTACAGTCCAAAAAAAGTGTTGAGATGTGGAACTTTAACAAATCACATGGTAAAGTCAATGAATATGGACACAGTTATATAGATCACAAGACCGAGACTGCTCTAAAACAAGAGTGGAGAAAAAACAAATGTATTATTACTGATAGAAAAGTCCATGATACACCGTATGATGAACACTATACAATCAGTTCAAATAATCTAAAAGTTTCAGATGAGGAAATGGCGACCCCATCCGAAAATGCTAAAACAGGTGAGTTAAAGAGACTCTTTGCTAAATCTAGAAATACTAGTTTACAAAGTAGAATCATTCTTAACCGTTTTATTAAACTAGTCGCCTAGTTAGGGAACAATAAATGAGTATATTAGATAAGAAAATACAATTTATTAAAACTGCCAATGAGAATGGTATTACTGGTGTTGTAACCAGACAAGATATCGTTAATCTTGGTACTAAGTTTGGTACAGAACCATTTGCTGGTGCAAAAATGCCAGAGTGGTTAATGAAAAACCATTCTTATAGAGTAGGTCGTGGTCAATATAGACTACCTACGGTCGAAGAGATCAAAGGAATAGAGACTTACTCCGAAGCAGAGGTAGATGTAGCATCCGAATCAGTTGCTGATTCTACCGAATCAAGTCAAATAGTTAATAATATTGACTAATTTTCTTGAAAAAAGTGTGTCATTTATGCAACACTTTATGAAAAAAGTGATAAGTGATTGTTTTATATTGATTAATTCAGTCGCTTTTCGCTTGTATATCACTAAAAACTGTGGTATACTAACAGTATAAATTCAAACAAAGGACTATATATGAATGAAATAAATAAACAATTTGTCGAAGAGATGTACAAATCCTTCGGCACCGATATCGTGTCAAGAACCGATATCAATACATTTACCAAAGAGAACGGTTATAAAGACCAAGGGTGGTTGAAAAGTGACCAATATAAAGTCTCTAGAGGTAAATATCAATTACCTATCAACGGCAAAGTTGCTGTTTCAGATAATCTTGAGAAAGAGATTATCGTTCCTACAAAAGTTGATGTGAACGACAAAGTTGAAACGAAAGCAGCATATATCGTTTCAAGTCTTGAGGGCAAAGTTGTGCCAAATAAATTTTCCGAGTTCGTACCTTGGGGTTATTTCAAAGACATTAAATCAATAATCAAATCCAAACAGTTCTATCCAATGTTTATCACTGGATTATCCGGTAACGGTAAGACTTTAAATGTGACCCAGGCTGCTGCCGAGTTGAATAGAGAGTTGATCCGAGTTAACATTACCATTGAGACTGATGAAGATGACCTACTAGGGGGATACAGACTTAGAGACGGTGACACCGTGTGGCAAAACGGTCCTGTTATCGAAGCAATGGAAAGAGGCGCTGTTCTTCTCTTAGATGAAATTGACCTTGCGTCAAATAAGATTATGTGTTTACAACCTATCTTAGAAGGCAACGGCATTTATGTCAAAAAGATTAACAAGTTCGTTAAACCAAAAGACGGTTTCACAGTTGTTGCTACTGCCAATACTAAGGGGCAGGGATCCGAGAGTGGCAAATTCATCGGTACCAATGTACTGAATGAGGCATTTCTTGAGAGATTCCCAATTACAGTAGAACAAAGTTATCCGACTGTTAAGATCGAGAATAAGATTTTATCAAATGTATTATCTACCAAAGATATGATAAACAAAACTACCGAAGAGTTTACTAAAAACCTAGTGACCTGGGCAGATGTGATAAGAAAAACTTACTTTGATGGTGGTATTGACGAAATCATATCTACCAGAAGATTAGTTCACATTGTAGAAGCATACTCTATCTTTAAAGATAAAATGAAGTCTATTGAGATGTGTACTAACAGATTTGATGATGATACCAAAGCAAGTTTCTTAGACCTCTATACCAAAGTTGACGCTGGCGAAGATGTCACCAATTACGGTCAAGAGGAAATAGAAGAGGAATCCAATGGTGATGAGGAGGCAGTTGATAATACCAATTACTAAAAATCACCTAGTCCTTACTATGCCAGACTCTTGTTTTTCTTTCTTAGAGTTTGGCATAGTTTTAATTGCTTGACTATTTCTAAAAAAAATGTTATAATGAATTATGTTAAAAGATAAAATCAAAATAGGATATCAACAATATGAGTTAGATATCTGGTCAAAAAGTTTTGCCACTACTGAAGAAGCAGTCGGTGAGTTTTTTGCCAACGAGAGAAAGATTGGTATAAGAGGTGATTATGTTGATTCACTTCACGGCGCCAACACACTACTACATGAAGTTATGCATGGTATCGCTTATCAGTATGGTATGGTTGAGACGCTAGAAAAGTTTAATAAAGAAGAAAAGATTGTTAATACAATGACAAATGGTATAATGCAAGTGTTCGTAGATAACCCTTGGTTTATAGATTACATAAAGAAGCAAATAGATAAGGAATATGGTACAAGTAATAGTCAAGGGAAATAATGTTGAACGGGCAATCCGTCAATTAAAAAAGAAATTAATGAAAGAAGGTATACTTCGTGAGATACGACTCAGAGAGACTTACGAAAAACCTACTTTAAAGAGACAACGAAAACATAAAGAGTCTTTGCGAAGAGTTGCTAAAGACCGAAGAATAAAAAGATTGCGTGATCGTAGATCATAAAACAGAATTCGATATACCATCGCCACCATGGTACTTGAATATTAATAATGCGAGGTGGCAAAACAGAGGAGATAAGAATGGCAAGAGCTAAACTATCAAAAAAAGAGAAAGTATTAAACCTACTTTCAAAAGGTCAACCAGTTTTTTGGAAGACTTTAAGATCAAGATTCGATCTAGTATCACCTAGAGCGATGATTGACACACTAAGAAGTGAAGGTCATATGATCTACATTAACCAGAACACTGGTACTAATGGTAACAACACTTCTTATAGAGTTGGAACACCTACAAAAGCGATTGTAGCCGCAGGGATCAATGCTTTATATGGTACTAAATACGCTTACTAATCGTATAAATAGTACTGTTAGGCAGTCCGTAAGTCCTAATAGAGGTAGAGTGTCTTGCTAAAAGACACTAGGGTTTCGGGTGTTGTGCCTTGTCGTGATTTATTACAGACAAAAACAATGCCCACTATATTATGAATGAGGTGAAGATGAAATACGGTGAAGATAAAATTATAAAAGAGATTGACTCTTATTTGCAGTCAACATATACACAACACTATTCAACAACAGATGAGGGTTTTCAGGTTCAAGATATCTTGAGGCACCTGAATATCAATAAAGATTTTTGCCAGGCAAATGCAATTAAATATTTGTGTCGCTATGGTAAGAAGAACGGGTACAATCGGACTGACCTGTTAAAAGCAGTCCACTATATCATACTATTAATGAGTGAGGAAACAAATTATGAAAGTAAGTGACCAAACACTAGAGGTATTGAAAAACTTTTCGGAGATCAATACAAATATTCTAGTGAAACCAGGTAGTGAATTATCCACTATCTCAACAATGAAAAACATATTGGCAAAGGCAACGATACCTGAATCGTTTGACAAACAGTTTGCCGTATATGATCTATCAGAATTATTAGGTATCGTATCTGCCTTTGATAAACCAGATTTAGATATGACTAATGAAAAGTTTATGACTGTAAATTCTGAAGGATCGAAGTCTAAAGCAAAGTATTTCTTTTCAGATGAAAGTGTTATAGTTGCACCTCAAAAAGATGTAGTAATGCCAGACGCCGAAGTTTCTTTTGAATTGAAGAATGAGATACTATCTAAGTTGATGAAGATGTCCGCTATTATGAAGTTGCCTGATCTATCATTAGTAGGTAAAAATGGCAAAGACTTAGTTTTAAAAGTCCACAACAAAAAGAATTCTGCAAATTCTTATGAAGAACCTGTAGGTACAGCAAATGCTGACTTTGTATTTAACTTCAAGATTGAGAATTTAAAGATTGTACCAGGCGATTATGATGTTGCTGTTTCTAGTAAATCAATATCCCATTTTAAAAACAAAGTGAAACCAATTGAATATTGGATCGCCCTAGAACCAGATAGTAAGGTAAAAAATGATTAAAGAAGCACTAATAAAAAAAGTTGAAGCAGATATCGAAATGGGTAAGGCAGAACTGCAAACATTCTTCAAGAACCCACAAGGTGTTGCTGAACATATAGATTATATAACGACAGTTGAAAAGAAGGTTGAAGCACTAGCACTTGCTCAAAGTAAGTACAGAACCTTAACGGCATTATACGATAAGTAGTATGAAAAAGAATTATTATGATATCATAATGAATGATAGGGTAAATGCTCTTAAAGATTTACCATTTCAAGTTAAGTTTATGTCTATGCAAATACTTGCCTGGATGTGGTCTGCTGTATTTGGGATTTATATCATAGAGAGCATCTATGCTTTTGGTATATCTGCTATTGCTCATGCCTTGTTTATTACAATGAC